GGTTAAACCGCCTACACTCTCTTTACAAGGTTCATTTCTACCTGCTGATAAATTACAAGGCATATTCTTTAAATTTTATATTTGTTAATTTTATTTTTGAGTAAAGGGAGATATGGTTAATCTCCCTATTACTTACTCAATTAATAGTTTTTGTGTATTGCGATGTCAGAACCGATACCATATTGTGTACCAGCTGTATATCTCATAATGATTCTATAATTTTGAGAACCATCTAAGTTAGCCATATCTAATACTCTTACTTCGTTGTAGTCACTCAATAAACCTGTTCCGAAGAATAAGTTTGATTTTTGTGCTGCTACCATTGCTGAAGCTGCAAGACCAGGACAAAATGCCATCTCAATTCCTTGGAAGTTCAATGGTTTCTCTCCTACGTTCATTTGATTGTTCCATCCGTTAGCACCTGCTGTACCACCGCTTAACGCTTGTTGGTAAGCTTTTACTACGTTTGTTGGAACGTAAATCATTACATCTTCTTTACCATATACAGTGTTAGGGATTGCATTTACTAATGAATCTAATGCTGTTAATACGTTTGCTGAAGTGATTGAACCAGAAACAGAAGATGTTACAGGAGCGTTATCGCCACCTGCTACAACTGAAGAAGATAAAGCAGTATAGATACCACCGAATTGTCCGTTAGTTGAAGTTACACCTCTCCAGATTGATTCTTCAGTAGCTTGTGCTACTTTACCACCAACGTAAGAGATTAAGAAATCGTTGAAATCTTTTGGAATTTCATCAAATGCGCTATAGCCCAATTGAAGTGCTTGCCAAGAATCTACGAATTCTGCTTTACATAATTCAAGGTTTACTTGAAGTTCTTTTGGTGTCAATAATCTTTCAGTAAGAGCTACTGTACCAGAAGTTACGAAGTTACAAGAAGCATCGTTTACAATACTATCTACTGCGATTGATTGGATAACACTTTTGAACTTCACATTCGGCATGATTGTGATGTACTTGTTGTCCAACGTTCTAGCTGATAACAAAGCTGCTGCGATGTACTTACCTGCAAATTCACCAGCGTAAGTAGTTGTAATACTAGGCTGTTGGAAATTTTGTTGTTTTTTCATTTTTAATGAGTTTTTATTTATAAAGTTTAGAAAGAAAAGAGTTTTGCGGATTTGCAATACTATTCTTTCCTAAGTTTGTTTTTTGTTTTTGTGCATTTTCTTCAATAGGTGCACCATCTAATTTTGGTAATTCTTCTTCATCTTCTTCCTCCTCATCATCACCACCATCTACTGCAGCCATATTCTCCGGCTTATCACCAGGTAATTCTTCAGTTTTCACTTTCTCTGCAGGCTTTGAATCGTCAATCAAGTCTTCTTTAACCATCATGCCATCCATTTTCTTTTCTAATTCTTCAATACGATAAGCCATCTTTTCAATTACGGATTTCATATCTTCTTCAATTGGTTCTGCAGTTTCATCAGTTGCAACTTCCTCATCATCACCCATGTCACCACCAGCGATTGATTCTAATTCAACGTTTTCTCTTTCAGTAATCTTACCATCGGTAGTCATTACTTTAATTCTTACGTCATTACCTTCAGTATCTTTTAAGATTACTTCATGTTCTCCGTTTGGAGCTGGAGATTTAGTTCCATCTTCTGAAACTACTTCTACGTTTTCACCTACATCAAAAGTAGGAGATTCTAATATCGTACCATCTGCTAATTTAGCATATGTTAATACCACTTCTTCTTTCTCTAATGAAAGAACAGTTAATATTTTATTTAGTACTTGCTTTGCGTTCATATATTGATTATTTAATTATTTAACAATTTGTTTTTTATTTGTAGTAATATTTTTATGTATATTGTGGATATGGTTCAGGCTTTCCAACAATCATGCTTGGAGGTGGAACAAATTGAGAACCTGTGTAATTTTTATTAGTTCCATTATACATTCTAAAATCTTGTATAAAGATTCCAGAAAAATTTGAGCCAGTATCCCATGTTTGACCAAATAATAAAGTTGGAGTTAATGGAGTATTTACAAGTCCTCCTTTACCAAAATCAGTAGAAGTTGTATATTGTGCAATCAAAGTACCATTAATATATGTTCTATATATATGTCCAGAACCAGTTGCACTAAAACTTAATGCATAGTGATTAAACTGATAACTTGATGTTACAGTTGTAGAACCAACATTAGGCCATATTATACTTTCAAATGGAGTTGGGCTAGGATATACAGGAGGTCCATTTAACCAGCTAATTACTCCAAGAGCAGAACCTGATAAATCTGGGTCTGGTGCTGGGAAATTAAGTTCATTTACTCCACTATATCCAGCAGTAAGTAAATAAGCTGATGAATTCGGTGAATTTGGCGTATATTTTGAAACTATTTGTCTATTTGGATAACCAAACATTGAAGCAGAATCATAACTTGCATTAACATCAAATGCAGCCCAACATTCTACTACCCAATTAGAACCAGTACCTAAATTTACACCTACACCTAATTGTGAATCATTATTTACTTTACCAGCTAAAGAGCCTGTGAAACATAATGTTGTTTCATATCCAGAACCAGTAAAACTAGCATTAGTAAATCCATCATTTAAATCTGCTAAAAACCAATCTCCACTACCAGTTAACGCTATTGAATGTGATGGTAGTGCTGTATTATATACATTTGTTTGGTAATTAAATGTACTATTCTTTATATATGCAGATATATCATCCCAAGGAAAAGTTTGATTAAATACATTATAATATCCAGATTTAAACACTTGACCAGGAACTGCTAAAACTAAACTTGATGAATATGCATCAAATCTAGGTGTTGGAATAAAAGGCCTTCCAACAGGTCTATTTAATCTAGCGTTAGTTACGTTATAGTTTAAATTATACATAAATTATCTTAATGCTACTATGTTACCAGCAGTTGATGATGCAGATACTGCTGTAATAATGCCAGGGATAAATCCACTAGCTGATACCATTGTAAATACAGATTGGTCATAAGTTTTTACAACAACAGTTCCAATTTCACCAACATATAATCCACCTGCTACAAATCCAAATTGAGGATTATTAGCATTAAAAGCATTAAATGTAGAACCTGATACAGGTATTACTGCTACACCACCTACGAATTGAGGATTGGTAATATACGAATTTTGAGTTTCTAATTTCATATTATTTGTTTGTTTTATTATTTAACAATTGTAAACCTAATTTTATTGATTACTACGAATAGTATGTAAATGCTCCCGATGAAGTAAATGAGTGTATAGTAAAATTACCATCAGTAGTTACATCTCCACCTATTCCTTTTTGTGTTCCTTCATATCTGATAACAATAATACCAGAGCCACCTATCCTATTACCACCGCCACCGGCTCCACCGCCTGTATTAGGTGTTCCATTCGCGTCAACTGCACCTCCACCACCTAATCCCGCTGAACCAGTTATACCTGTTGGTGAACCAACACCTTTATTACCAGCCCCTCCACCTGCGTAGTAAACTAATGTTCCTCTAATAGCAGATTGTAGTCCATTCCCTCCATTTCCTCCATTCCTACTAGGACTATTAGTACCAGCTTGTGAAGCACCTCCTCCACCTCCACCACCACCAAAAGTGTTAAATGTAGCATTACCTCCAGCAAAACCTTGTCCAGAAACTCCACTACCTCCATTGTTAGCAACACCATTGCAATCTACACCACCTCCGCCGCCTGAGCCACCATTACTACCAGTTGCTAAATTTGGATTTAATGCAGAAGTACATCCTCCATCAGAACCTCCGCCAATTGAAACTAAAGAAACATAAGAAGCACTAAAAAAAGAATTTTGTCCATTTTGTTGAAAAGTAATTCCATTATATGCGGCCCCACCATCTCCAACAAATCCATTATGTATTGTTTGTGAACGTAGTAATAAACTTCCACTTAATAGACCACCAGCTCCTCCACCACCATTTTGGCTTCCACCACTACCACCACCACCTGCTACTATCAAATATTCAATAGTGTATGCAGCTGGAGGTGTAAACACATCATCCATTCTTTGTGAACCTAAGAAAACATCGTTAATTAAAGTATTTCCTACATAGAATGTTCGCATATTAATTAATTTATATAATTTTCTATTTTACCATCTTTTAATTCCATAATTAATATCTTGAATTAAAAAAGTTATAGTTTTCTGTTATTTCAGAAGCTGATAGAGCTCTATTATAAATTAATATAACAGCTATTCTACCAGTTAAATAACCATGATATCCATTACCAAACGATATTTTTGTATCATCTCCAGCTGTACCAACAGTTCTATTTGTAATTACTTGAGAGTTATTCCAATATCCTTGTTGAGTAGTTGTTGTATTTGTTAATGTTATATTATACCAAGTATTTGCAGAATATGATGATAGTGTTACATATCCAGGTGATGTATCATATGCGTATGTATCACAAGTTCCATTACCTGCTCTAATATATCTATACGGAGTTCCTGTATCAGGATTTATTTCATAAGTTGCCATTAGACCTTTTTCTGCTAATGTAGTTTGCATCCACCATACCATAACAGTATGACCTGTATTTGGTAAACCTGTTGTTGCAAAATTTATATATTGGTTTGTTCCATTCAATGTAAAATATCCGCCATTTCCACTATTATAAGTTGGTGAATTAACTAATGTTGCATTATTTCCAGTCCCACTTAAATCTGTCAATGTTGCACCACTACCAGGATAGCAACTTGGATTACCAGGATCTATATAAGATATCAATCCATTTGTAACAACTCCAGCTGCTGGAGCTGCTTGAATTACTTGTTGATAAAATGCAGTTGGTGTAAATATACTCATATTAGATAAATCTTTTTGCGTTTACTAAATAAGCAGTTGAACTATTCAATGCTGCTAATGATAATAAATCTGTTACTCCACTACCAGATGATGGTAAGTAAGCT